GTGCATGCATACACTGCATCTGTGATTGGTTGCGACAGACAGACTGCCAAAGCTGATACATTCAAACCATTGTACGGTGGTGTAACAGGCACACCAAACCAACAGAAATACTACAGGGCATTTAAAGAAAAGTATGCAGAGGTGACAGAGTGGCATGATAAGTTACAACGAGAAGCAGTAGAGACAAAACAGATCATGTTGCCCTCTGGCCGCAGATATTGTTTTCCAGATACTTCATGGACAAAGTGGGGTACTGCAACGAACAGGACTGCCATATGTAATTACCCTGTACAAGGGTTTGCAACTGCAGATATATTGCCTTGTTGTCTGGTTGAATTAGATAGAAGATTGCAACCATATAAGTCTCTTATCTGTAACACTGTACATGACTCAATCGTGGTTGATTGTCATCCTGATGAAGAGATACATGTTTTAGAAATTTTAAAAGTTTCTATGCTTGGTGTTGCGTCAGATCTAGAAAAAAGATATAAAATCAAATACTTAATGCCTGTAGAAATAGAAATAAAAAAAGGTAACAATTGGCTTGACACGCAAGTTGTTTATCCTGTAGAATAAATTTATCGCTAACTTTATATAAGGAGAAGTTAAAATTACTAACTTAGCAGTTGTAGATGACCAACTAGATAAAATGGTCGAAGCGTTAGAGAGTGATGATGATCAAGCACTACTAGCGTTAACAGGTCAAGAAGCCAAACCATCTGAGAATGAGTTGGCTAAGTTGGCTATTAATTACGAGACAGAAACTGATGAAGGACACACACTTCGTAAGGGTGAGTGGAGAGTGTGGCACGACAATCGGTTTCTATATGCACCAGAGGTAAAGATTCGCATTTTTATTCGGTCTTTCATGTGGAGTCTTTTTGATGCAGATGAGGGTAAACCTGTCTGTAACTCGGTGCAGAAGTCAACACTTGAAGGTGACTTTATAGATACTTTGGGTGGTGACAGATGTGGTCGATTGAAGAAGGAAGAAATCGAGAAGCTCTCCGATGACGATCCTAGATTGGTTACATCAAAAGCCGTACAATGCAACCAAGTGGTTTATGGTGTGTTGTCTGGTAAGATGAAAGAAGCTGATGGTACAGAGGTACAACTCGATAATTTACCTATCGTTAGTTATTTCAAAAAGTCTGGGTATATGCCCATGAACAACTTCATTAGAGGTTTACACGATAGAAAAAAGATTGTGCCTAGAGTTGAGGTAAATCTTAAAACTTCTAAAGCGAAGAAAGGATCAGTTACATTTTTTGTGCCTGTTCCAACTGAAGGAAAGTCTTTGACTGCTCTGTCCGATGAGGACAAAAAATTAATTAGGATGTTCAAAGACACCATCGATGCTGCTAATGCTAATGTATTAAAGAAGTATAACGAAGCTCTTAGAGGTTCTGTGTCTGAAGAAGATTCAGATCTCTCTAAAGACTTCGATGCTATTACTACTTAGTATACAGGAGTTTCTAGACAAAGCTGGTCAGGGAGAAGTTAAACTCCCTGATCATCTTATCGAAGAGTTTAAAGAATCCTGCGAACTCGCAATCCGAAAACAATTTAATAGAACTGAGGATGCTAAACTAAGGATGTCTGGCATAGGTAGACCTATATGCCAACAGATTCTTATGTTACAAAAGTATCCTAAAGAAAGTTCGTACAATGATATAATGCGTTTCCTGTTTGGTGATTTGATTGAAGCAGTTGCTATGCTTGTAATTAAGGCCGCAGGAATAAAAGTTGTAGATGAACAAAAACCAAGTCGTATCGTTTTAGATAAAGAAAACATCAAAGGAACACTAGATGTTATTATTGAAGAAGACGGTGTACAGAAGGTGTGGGATATAAAATCTGCATCACCATACTCGTTTGATTACAAATTTAAAAAAGGATACGACAAGATAAAAGAAGAAGATACGTTTGGTTACATAACACAAGGACACCTGTACGCTGAATCAAACAACATGCCATTTGGTGGTTGGATTGTAATAAACAAATCAACAGGAGAGTGGGCAGTTGTAGATGCACCAGATGATCTTGATGAACGTAAAAGAGTTATTAAAGAAGCTAACAAGATTGTAAAGACAGTCAAGAAAGCTGACTTTAAAAAAGTAAAACTAAAAGATGATTGGGAAACATACAGGCAAGACGGTGAGATACTACGGACAAAGAACAGGCTGATGCCAAAGATATGTTCGTTCTGTGAATACAAAAAACATTGTTGGGAAAACGCACAGTATAAAACAAAGATCACATCGAAAGCAAAGATACCACCTCAAGTGTGGTACACACGATATGTTCAAAGGAAAATATAATGCCCCTTATATATACAGATGATTATGATCTTGAGTTTATAACTATAAATCCACACATAGCTTTTCTATATGTAGAGTCACATAGAGTATTGGGTGGTGGTCGCATGACTGCCGTGTTAAGAGGACACTTAAAAGGTATACCTATAACTTTACGAGAGAACTATACAGATGATGGTTACTTACGAGAAGAAACAAAAGCAAGAGATAAACAATTGTTGATAAAACAATTTAAAGATATTCACGATAAACTATGGAATCAAACTGTTATATGTCTACCAATTTCGCCTTTCCAAAGAGAACTAGAGAGCTTAGAAAAATACTCCCCAGAAGTGGCAAAAGTCCTGTCAAGAAGAATGGAGTACATAAGGGAGACATTTTCGTAATGCCTGTATACAGATCACAATTTGAAAAGATTGTTGCCGTAAAGATGGCACAAGATGGTGGTGTATTTAAATATGAAACGATAAGGTTGCCTTACGTTCCAAAGGTTAGACACTACACACCAGACTTCTACATACCAGAGACAGATATATACATTGAAGCAAAAGGTAGGTTAACACGAGAAGATAGAACAAAGATGTTACTTATAAAACAACAACACCCGGAATGTGATATTCGGTTTGTTTTTGCAAACGCAAAGAATAAACTTTACAAGAGTAGTAAGACAACTTATTCTGATTGGTGTAACAAACATGGATTTGATTGGGCTGAAAAAACTGTGCCTAGAGAGTGGTTAAAAAATGAGTAAAGAAAAAGAAATAGAAAAACTTACCCTGTTACCTGACAGGTATTACA